CACACTCCAAATATCATTACGGTTTAACTTCATTAAAATCTATTATACTATGTTTTATAAAAAAGTAAAGCTTTTTTTTAATTATTTTTAAAATTATTTTTAGGCGCAAAAAGCCGGCACAAAGCCGGCTAATTCATCACGCAAATTTACTATTAATGAAGTTTAAAATCTTTTCTTGGTCAGAGAAGTTTTCATTTTTGAATTCAGTAATTAAATCCATATAGTCAAAGTTGCCTAGGATATTGCTAATCTTAGTATCCTTAGACTTTAAAAACTGCTCGGGTTGGTTACTACCGCGTTCATCATATCGACTTTGCAAGGTAGCCTTATCAGCAGAAATAACCAAAATATCAAATTGAGTATTAGGTAAGCTAGAAAAGAAGTCATAAGCCTTTTGACCAGTAAGCCTATCACCCTCAAACATAATATTCGCATCAGTGGTAACTGCCCATTTTTCAACCTCTGGCCAAACCGCCATACTGAGGCGGTCTGTGCCGGCAAATACTTCACCTTCGTCATACTTTCCTAGGATATGTAAATTCAAATCTTTACAATATTCTGACGAAACAAGTTTAGCTTCTTCACGCCGCTCCCAAGTATAGTTTTTCATAAACTCACGAAACAAAGTAGTTTTACCGGTTCCAGGGACACCACAAACAGCAATAATTTTTCTCATAATTCAGCTCTCACGTTTTCTTTTTCAGTAGGGGAATCTATAGCAATAACATGTACTTTTTTACAGTAATTTTTTAAGGTTTCTATTTGAATAGGATCGTCCTCAAAATGAAACTGAATATCATAACCAGACTCGATCAGCATTTCGATAGTTTTAGCCTTATGTAAACCAGAACTAACGCGAGTTTTTTCATGATATCGAATAGGATTAAAGAAGACTTGATTATAAATACCGCGTTGATGTAACATAGTTAGCGTTGCCCGCGTTTCTTCTATAGATCTACCTGTTATAATAATATCATCTGGGTCAGGTCTAACACCGCGTAACCCTTTGCCCATATAAATAACGCCATCAATATCAAAAGTGTTAATTTGCATTCATAATACCCTAAAGTTAATTTTACTATTCAATTATAACTTAATTATCTAACAAAGTAAAGAAAAATCTACAGGCTCAACGTCTAATTCTTTGAAGATAACTTTAGTTTGAATATCGACCCATTTAGATCTAACCATGTTATCTTGAAGTAATTCATACATAGCGGCTAACTCTGTAACATTATCGAAATAGAATTCTGGATTATTAGGGAACATAACCCTATCGACATCACATTTTGAATACACAACTATTGGTGTTCTTGCGACAAGGGAATCATAGCAGGTTTTACCAACATAAGAAATATTCTCTCTGCCTTTACCTACAAACAAATATGCAAGGTGATTATTAATAAATTCAAAATATTCTGGGGAGTTGCCCAATATGCTACCTTGTTCTATATCAACAACAGGAATATCAGAAGATAACTTGTCAACATCACCAAAGAAATGTATCGGTGGCAAATTAGCAGGATTTTCCTTTAGTAAATTATTAAAAACTTTCAACCGCGTTTTGTTAATTCCACTCAAAAAGCCTATAAAACAAAACGAATTATTTTTAGGAACAGTTTTATCCAGATAACCATATTTGCTATGGTTTTCTTTAACAAGGAAAAAAATATCATCGGAAAGGTATATTGTGTTGCGTTTTACCACATCTTCTGAAACCAAGCCGGCTAATGGACCAGCTGATTTTTTATTGAGCACAGTATCATATAACCAGTTTATTTTAGGCGAACCATTAGCTAACCAATAGACATTATTGTAATCTATAAATTGTTGAGTTTCGACAAATGTTTTAGCCTGCTCATATGCTTCTGGGTTTTTATCTTTAATATTTTTTTCCATGCCGTCTATATTTAACATAGCAAGTTTTAAGTAATCACATGCGACATCTTCAGAATCAGTAACCCGTATCATAACAGGCTTATTTTTTCTGCTAAACATATTAGAAAGTTTATATTGTAAGATAGATCTACCGCTTAACATACCACCGAAAATAACACCATAATTTCTGGTTGTTATCAATATATCATATTCGTCGGAAACACGTTCGATACCAATATCATCAGTCACCAAAATTGTTTTATGAGGAAAATCAAAACAACTATCACCCTCTAATGATGCGACATCGTACCGTTCAACCAGACGCAAACTGTTTTTTGATAAGGTTATCAAATCAACAATAAGGTCTGGTGTGTACTGTTTCTGTTTTTCGTACACAGCATTGAAGTACAGAAACTCCGACATGATTTTACCGTCCATTGTCACATCGTTTGTAATCAAAATTCCAATTTTTAATTTTTTAGTCATAGTTTATCGTGGAGAATTAGTTGCATAGTCGTTTACCGCTTTTTGGAATGTATAAGGTAAATTTTTAGCAATTGGGTTATTTTCTTTCAATTGAGATTCAGTCATAGGCGTAACAATACGTCTTGCTAATGCGTCACACTCAAATTTAGCATCTTCAATTTTCATTTGAACCGGCGGCGTTTTTTGCGTAATATGAGAAGCACCGCGTAAGAACCCAACGATACCTAACTCAGCAGCCACTTTACAAAATCTAATAGCAGATACAACAACCGCACCGGAATTAGGAGAATCTTGAACTGATAATCTAGCAGTCAATTCATATCTAGCGCCGGCAAACCCGTAAGCTACAATATCAATATTGGCAATTTTATTATCAGAACCGACATAAGTTCCTCCTGGTTTTTGAATAACTGTTAAAGATGGACCAGCATATAAAGTCATTCCATCAATAGAAGTATTTCGAACACTATTTTGACCTTTCAATACATTTTCTTTAGAAATATGTTTAGATTCTAATCGATCAGTTTTAGCCATATTTAAAAAATCGGTGTTGGCTGTTCTACCGGTACGGATATTTTCTTGACCTTGCGTAGTGCCAGCCGCCATATTCATTTGAATATGTTGAGTAACTAATAATCCCGCGTCAAGCATACCGCCCTGTAAAATTTCAGATAAACGTGAGGCACCAAACCCAGAACGCATATCAGAACCAACAATAGTTAACCCTGCGTCAATAAACTTTTGTTCAACAAGTTGAGCTTCTTCAGTAGAAATAAATGTAGGGATACAGTTAACAAAATGACAGCCAGCTTTAACCGCCGCATCGATATAGAATTTGCTTGCTTCGTGAGAGCCTACTGGAAGATAGTTAACGACGACATCAACTTTATGGTATTTTAACAATTCAACAACACGTTGAAAAGATTCAGCCGGAATAGCGCCGGTTCTAAACGAAACGTTTTCTGGATAGTCTAACATATGAGGAGCCACACCATCTAACTCCGGACCAGAATAAACGATAGCGCCTTTTGTTACACATGCTTCTGAAATTTCATTAACATGATCCATAGAGCAATTTGGATTTGCTCTTAATGCTTCTTTTAGTGGTAGGTTAACTTTACGAATATCAACATCAAACCCACACACGAATTCGATATTGTTAACGGTATAGCCACCGATATCTGGATACATTAAACCGACTGTATCATTTTGATTTTCTATGTAGTATTGAACGCCTTCCACCAAAGATTTAGCGCAAGAACCAACACCCACTAATGCTACTCGTATTTTTGACATTTGTTTTTCCTAAATAAAAATAATATTATAAATGATTTTCTTTATAAAGTAAAGCATGTATCAACAATATTTTGTTTTCTTAAAAATAGCGTTGGGTCAAACTTAACTTTTAACATATCTCTTTCTGTTTCGCTGAACAACTCAACCCAATCCGAATCCAGTTTTTTCATGCTATTTGTTTTAAATTTTTCCAGTGACAATAATTTATGTACATCAGGTTCATCATTGTAGTACAGATGCATATTCAAATTTAGTCCATAATTTTTCATCACAGTGAAATATTCTTCATTTAAAGAAAAATCAGTGAAGTTTTTGCCTTTAGTCATCAACCCAGCAATATAAGGTTTCCAGTCAATTTCTTCCCACGCAGAAGATAACGCATCATATTGATCAGCAAGTTCGTTAGTTGTCCATCCTGTAAATTCTTTAGGCTTTCTTCCACCAGCACCTGCGGTTTTTCTGAACTCACATAAACACGATTCAATATTATAGACATCTAATTTTATGTTAGAGTTGCTGTTGATGTATTCCATCAAATACTGGAAATTCGTTTCCATCAAATTTATTTCTGACTTAGCAGGTTTAACCTTCACTCCATTTCTCTTAGTCGCTATATCTTCTCTATTGAATAAGTAACACAAAGAATCATATTGACTCCATGTATCAGAATACAACTGTAGATCCCAGTGGTCGACGTCAAAATCGAAAAATTCATATACAGTCTGTTGTGCTAACCACGCAGTCATTCTTCCTATAGAATACATACTTTGTAAAGATTTATTCAAGGAGTAAAAGTTTTCTGCCGTATTACCGACAGTGGATACCCGCTCAAGGTAATCATATGGGGAGTCGTTTCCTATTGTCGCTTTAATCGACTTCACATAATCAGGAAATTTTCTTAAATTCCATTTTGCGTCTTTAGCATAAAATGCTCGTTTCCAGTTAACATCGTGCCACTCAACTATATGTTCATGTTTTGTATTCAGTAAGTCAGGAAACTGCTGGAGTACAATCATTGCCCAGTGGTTACGGTATGATTGTCCAAATACCAAACAATACAAAGCTTTTTGGTCTTTAGTTAACCCCATCATATCGGAAATAACTAAACCAGAATGCCAATGGTCTAAATCTCCTTCATACATTCTAGTGACAGCAACTCGTCTAAAAGCTTCAAGTCTATTTTGTGGTAATCGTACATCCTTGTACGATGATAAATCTAAGTCTAATTCATATAAATTCATTAAAAGAATTCCTCTAATGACACACTTTCATAGGCGTTTTTAAGCCAAGGGTGATACTTATCTAACCATTCATTTCCATTAGGCTG